CAGCTTGTAGGTCTCGAAACCTGCGACCATACCAACGAACGAACGCTCGAACGCATTGTTTGATTTATTACCCGCAAAACTACGTGCTACGGAAGCGCTACCGCCGCCGCCAGCGATGTTGCCAGCAATGCCGTTGTAGTCACGGCTTGACAGTGCCAGGTAACGGTCAAAGGCTTGCACACCTTGCTCGTTCATGATGCTGTCGCACAGTGCGATGTCGTCATAATCACCAGCCGCGGTGCTGACGGTGACCACCAACGAACCGAGATTAGCCGCAGTGTTCATGATGGCGATGTTGATGTCGCTTGCCAGTTTCTGTTTTGCAGCTTCGCCGAGACGACCTTCTTGCAGGGCATCACGCAGTTCCAGAGCGTCCAAGATGAACGGCACAGACTTTTGAAAGCCGAGCGTAGCCGGAACTGACAACTGGGTATAAGCGCCAAAGTTGCCGGTCTGATCCATGCCGTCATACGATTGCGCGATGTAGGGTTGGGGGCGATAAATGATGTTATTTGTGCGTTCCATCATCGAGCCGTCGGTGTTATAAACGGACACGTTGCGGGACAAAACCAGAGCGTCGTTAAAGCCTTCGAGGATGTCCTCGAACGCAACGCGTTCTTCCTTACTAAATGAATTGCTCATGAAAATCTCCTAGTTTTATTTGGATGCTGATCGTTTTTGCGCTTTGTACGCGATGACCTTCGTCATATTTCCTGTGCGTTCCGCATCATCTCTCAGTCGTTCAAGTGTTGAGTCTATCGCACCCGATGATCGCCCTGTGCCTGTCACGATTCTTTCGGGTGCTGGTGCTTGCCTGCGATTCGTAACTTTCAAGTCTTTCTCCAGTTTCGCTACCGCAAAGGCAAACTTTACGGGGTCTTTGATGTCGGACAACTCTTTCGCTTTCGTCAGGTTCTTGCCAAGTGCGTAAACGACCAGCGCAGGATTATCTGCACCTTGCAGCAAAATTCCTTGCTGGACGACTGAAAAGACCTCTTGAGCCACGGCTTCAGCGTCTTCAAAATCTTTGACTCGCAGCTCGGCTTTCGCCTTGCCGTAGCCATCCAGCTTAGACTGCCACGCTTTCTGCTGAGTCATAACTTCAGCTTCCTGCTTGGCGTTGGTATCGTCGGCCTGCCGTTTCCGGTCAAACCAGTCTGCCATTGCTACCTCGAATTTTTCAGCATCGTAATCGTGTTCTTCGAGGCTTGGCTTCTTGCCCAGCACGACCGGTTTGATCTCAGTCTGTGCGGTGCTTGATAGCTTGCCCTGCAGTTCACGGTTCTTACGCTGTAATTCTCGGTTCGTCTTACGCAGCTCTCGAACCCACTCGGGCGCTTGAGTCTGTTCTTCGGGAGGCGGCGCTTCCTCGCCAATGGAAACTAAAACTTCTTCGTCATCTTCGGCCTCGTCCTGGACAGCGAGTTCGCTGGTTTGCTCAGGGCTTTCTTCCTCGATAACAATGTCGTCGTTTCCTATATCTGCCGTTTTCATCTTTAACCCCTTCAGACTCATCCAATTTTGTTGGCTGGATGGATGCCATTTCTACCATTCTCGCCCTTTTTCAGTTATCTGACAACGGGCTGGATAATCTGGCCTTGCATAATTTGCTGCACAGCCTCGGCATTCGTGAGCGCCATGTTCTGCGCGGTCTCGTCGACCTTGCCCAGCGTCTCCAGCGTCTGAGCACGTTTTAGTTCTGCGCTGGCCACGGTTTCAACGGTATCAGCTCGGGCTTTGGCTGCTTTCGCCGTAGCTTCTTCAGCCGCGGCTTGCAGATACATCGAATTCGGGTCTTGCGGTGCGCCCTGCATCTCTGCCATCAGCTCTTGCGCTTCATCGTCGGTTGGTTTCACAGCGCCCATCCGCAGCAGTTTCTTGCGGAAGTAGGCATTTGCGTCTGATACGCCCTCGCCCTCCATGTTCATCATGGCCATCGCCGTTAGGACTTGGGCGGTCTCTGGATCGCTGGTGATCTGGAGCATACCGGTTAAAGCTCGGACCGTTGCTGCGCGTTTACTGCTGCTCGATGGTCCGACTTGGGAAACCACGTCAAAGACTGCGTTGCTCATGTCGTTGGCCATCACCATCGCACCGGTCTCTTGGTCGATAGTAGGCTGCATCAGCTCAACCATGCCGGGTTCGCCAGTCGGTGCGATGGTCTTCATCTTGCGCTTGTCTTCGGTGTAGATGTCTCTCGCCATCGAGAGCCAGATCTCTCCGCAGCGCTTCATGCCCTTGGCAAAGTTGCTCATGTAGATGAAGGTCTGCATATCCACTCGGGTCTGGATCAGCTCAACCGCTTTACCCGAAACACCGGACACCATCTTGTCGGCACCCTGCTGGTTGCCCAGGATGTCCTGCATGTCCTGTTCTGTAATCGCAAGCAAAGCCGCCATTGCCGGAGGGATTGCTGCGCTTCTGGTGTAGGCCATCGGCCCCGCGGCCTGCGTGTTGCCGTCCGGCCCAGTGATCGGGTTGATCAGCAGGTAAGGATAATCCCGCAGATTGTCCTCAGCCCACATGACTTGATGGCCAGCCACCTGCTCGGGAGTCATGATGGGCTTTTCGATGCTGGATAGTGCCGAGATCTCGCCGAGCTTAGACAGCTGCATGTTCTTCAGCCGTTGAGCGTCTTTGGCAAGCCTGACCGCACCCATGCAGCGTTCGATGTTGTCGACAAACCAGCGCTTGCCGTAGACCACGACAATCGGAATGCACTTGCCAGCAATATAGCCTGCGTCCTCCAGCACTTTGCCGCCTGACATAATGTATTTCCGCACCCGCATGCGCTTGACGCGCTTCTGGCGCACCTCACGGCTGCCAATCGCAATCAGGGTTTCTTCGAGCGTCTCGTCGTTTACAAAGTCTGTGGCGGTGTAGCGTTCCTCGGTGCCGTCGATCGCTTCGAAGATTCGGATAGTCTCGGTTTTTTCTTCGAGCTTGTAGTATTCAGCAACGAAAACAATATCAGGCGTCGACCAGTCAAACTCGTACTGATGGATGATCTTCGGCCAATCGGTCGGATCGTCGTTGTAGATTTCCTTGTAACTCTCTCGGGTCATTGATGTGACCACGAAGCAGAATTTTGCGTCTGACTTGTCCTGGCGCTTGGCGTTCAGGTCAAAGAATACCGAGCTGTCTGCATCGTAAATAGGTTCGAAGCGAATGCGCTGGCGATCGTTGTCCTCGTCTTCCTCATCCTCGTAAACCGTTCTCAGTCTCCATGCACCAATGCCACCGCCGACCGCTTCCTCGAATGCGTTGTCGTAACTCTCATCAGCAACCGAGGCTTGCTCATCTGCCCTGTAAAGCCCATCGCACACCTCGGCCAGCTTGTCGTTTTCTGTGCCGTCTTTGCTTACGTAGTCGACCGTAATCCTGTTGTTTCGGTATTCGTTGACGATCCGAATAACGGCCAGCATGATTTTATTGACTTCGAACTTTGGCTTGTTTTCATATTGGTAGGCCAGCGGTCCTTCCCACTGAGCACCGCAGAGTGAGTAAAAGCGGCGGTCTTGCAGGCATTGCAGGCGCTCATCCCGCAACGCGGTCTGGATGTCGTTGAATTGCTTTAGCGCGTCTGCGTGCAGATTAGCCAGTCGTTGGTCGTTTGAGAGTCGAGCCATTTTAAATCCTCATTTTGGACGAATTTTCCGACCATTTGTGCATTGTTGCAATGGGCCGGAAAGTCGCTGGCTTTATGCTCACAGCACGCCGGACGCCTTCGCAAGCATAACGCAAAGCGTCAATCACGTGGTTTTTCTTGTCCTCCAGCACTGGGAGGATTCGCCCGGTCAGCGGGTCTTGCTTGTAGCTGTAAAGCATTAATTCGTCGATGGTGTGAATACATCGCGGGTGAACCACGATGTCGTAATTCTTCAGGAACTCGATGCCTTCCTCGACCGATTTTGGACCTTTGACCGCAGTCATGATCTTGGGGAATCCGTTGCGCTTCATGTGGCTAATGGTCTCTGGCCTTGCTGAATCGGCCACGATGGGCCATTTCTCGGACTCGGGAACCTGCATGAACAGCTCTGGCGTGTTCACAATCTCGCAGCCCACCATGTAGACCTCATGATCTATGTAGAGCGTGCGGCCGATGATGTGGCACCGAACGAGGGTTGTAGGGTCGACTGAGAATCCCCAGTCTGCACCGAGCCTGTGAATCGCATCTGGAGGGGCTTCAAACTCGTCGATCTTCCAGTTCTTGAACACCCTGGCGCTGCTGTTGGTCAGGTAGCTACCTTGCCAAACGTGCTGGTATTTATCAGGGTCTCGGCGCTTGTCGTATTCCATTTCGTCGCGCAGGACTTGGGGAAACCACGGATTGCTGGTGAAATTAACCTTGATGACCGTTGCGTCTTTCGGCGGTGTCGGACCGCGCAGCAGGAAGTCTACAGGGTCGCTTTCTTGGCGCGGGTTCCAGGTAAACCACAATTCGGAATCGGGCTTGCGGATTGTCGGCCGGAGAAGGTCGAGACTGGTCTGGCTTAACGACTGGGCTTCTTCTACCCAGGCGCAGTCGTAGCCCTCAAGCGACTTGATACTGTCCGCGGTATGGTTCTGCATGCCCTGGAAGATGATTGCACCATCGGCCTTGCGTGACTTTATAACGGCATCCTGGACTTCGAAGTAAGCCCCTGCGTTCATGGCTTCGATCTTCGTCTCTAACAGCCTCTTCACGGACTGGTTCAAAGACTTCTGGATCTCGCGCACGCAGACGCTTCGCCGTTTCTGGTTCATGATGTGGGCTTCTATCATGAGCTCGGCAAACATATGGCTTTTGCCAGATCCGCGGCCTCCCCAAGCACCCTTATATCGGCTGGCCTCCAGCAGAGGCACAGACCATTCAGGTGTTTTGAGTTGCAGAACCTTAGTCATTCTTGACGATGACGCGCTCGATCTTCGTGAATTCTAGGCGCTCTCCGTCCTTGCCGGTCAGTTCTTGCCGGACGGTTTCGGACCAGCGCATCTGCGCTTTGGTCCACCAGATCATGGCGGTGGTATCACCGCCTTGGACTGCTTTATTAAACAGAGTATTTGCAATCTGCGCCGAGGCTTTAGCTTTTCCCATGCCAAGCTCAGGCCCGTAATACTTTCGCAGCGTCTCGTCGCTGATGCCGACTAAAGCGCCGATCTGGTCGTGCGGCAGCCCCAGCCCTGATGCGGATTCGACTTGCCGCCTTAGTTCATCTGTCGGTTTATGGGGTTTTTGTGCCATCTTCTTTTCTTAAGCCAATCATGCGGTTTTTTTGACCATAATCAGCGCTTTTCAAAAAGGCAACGGCGACCGCCGGGAGGATGCCCGCGCCATCCAAGTCGCCGTTTTACGGGTGAGGTGCGTCAAACGGAGGAGATCAACGCAATAACAGATTAGTGCCTAAAAAGTGTGCTGTCAAGAGAGGTCGACCACGCGCTGCACGTAGCGCCCTTTTACGTTCTTACGCC